CTACTTCACATACACATAGGCTTCATTTGCAGTTATATAGTATGTTACGCCTTTACTGTTGTGTACTTTGTATTGTGGTGAACCATTAACGGATACTTTAGCGTCAATAGTAAATCCAAGCCCTTCATCTACCGTTCCTGCTACGTCTTTATCAGACCAAGAAGCAGAATCATAGAAACGAAGGTCGTCCACTTTAGAAACAACACGTTTTCCTACTACAGAACTTGAAGTAGTAGTTTGTTCCCCTTGATATTTAATGTAAGATGGGTTGTTATAAATCCATTGGTTACCCCCAAGATTTAACCAATCACCTTGTTTTCCCCATACTTGATATGCTTCTCCTTTATTTAATTGACGGATAACGCCATAATTTGTTGATGGTCCACTTCTTAGGTTTACGTTAAACCCTTCAATATAAGCTACTCCTGTTTCGCCTACAACGTTTTGAGATGGTTCTTGTGGTTTTGGTTTAACTGTAACTGTTTCGCCTTCATACGCCTTTTGTACGTCCGCTCTGAATTGTGATTCTGATACACCGTGACTGCGAAGGTAATCAATCGGATCTTCGTGGTCAGTTCCACCTAATTTGTAAGTAATATCTTTATGTGTCCATAAACCTTTGCTTGGATGAATCCCTCTATCTTTTAAAATCTTAGCTAATAGTTTTACATAACGTTCGTAAGAAGATTTAAATTTATCTGGGTTGCTAGTTTCAGAAAGTTCTACGTGAACAAATCTTTTATTTGCAGCTGGTCCAGCACCATAAGCAACATATTTAGTATCAGCAATTTGAATTGTTTCGTTCCAATCTACAGCATAATGTACAAATGCATTTCTCCATGTTCTAGCTTCGTAATTTCTAATATTAATTGCTGGTGCTTCTGGTGTTGCAGTACTATGTGCAACAACGCCCTCATAAGCGCCCACACCGTAGCGATATGCTTGTTTCGGTAAGTCTTGGATGATTAGTACTCTATCGGCAAATGAAGCCGTAGCAAACGAAAATAAGAGTAATAGAGTCATAAATAATGAGCTAAATAGTTTGATTGGTTTTTTCATTGTGTATTTTCCCCTTTTTGCCAAACAAAAAGAGCACCGTCTTTTGACAATGCTCTCCTTATGTAAGGCGTGTATTTTTTATTTGGTATTATGTTTTTCTTTTCGTGCATCACTTCTTTGGATTTTTGCTTGAATTTCGGATGCTACACTTTCTAATAACCATGCAGGAATCCATTTTTCCCAGCCAATTCGTGCACAGTTTGCTGCGAAACTATTAAAGATATGATAGATTAGCCCACCGGTTACCATGAAGAAAAAGAAATCCGGTAGTTTAAGAGCCATATCAAAGAAATGTGCGAGAGCAGGTAATGATAAAAGCACCACGGTTCTCGTGATGCCTTCAATTCCATATTGTGATGAATAGGTACCATCTAATTTAGAAGCTCTACTACCAGTAATCCAATCTAGCATGATAATCCATCCGAAAATCACTATCCAAATTAGATTTGTCTTTCCATACATAAAATTAACTAGTGTTCCTAATCCACCACTTATTGCTGCACCCATTTTAAATTGAGTACTTGTAATAACATCGCTTATATTCAATGCCTTGATGAGTTCGTGAATTCTTTCCAAGTTCTCACCTCCTTTCAAATTTTGACCAAAATAAAAAAGCCTGCTGCTGCACGCTCGATTTTCATAAAGTTATATGTTCATTTTCTTCCATGCGTATTCTAATGGTTCAGTTCTTGGCGGTTTCATTACTGCTTTTTCAGAAGTTTTGCTTTCGTTTCGGGAGAAGTTGAACATAACTCCTTTCCGTATAGAAGTTTTCCTACCCCCTGTAATATACATGTCACTGATTTCTAATTTTGAACCTTTGCGTATTTGTGGTTTACGTTGTACGGTTGGATACAGTGTTTTCGGTTGAATTATGATGCCTTTTATTGTCATAAAATCACCAGCCTTATTCTACTCTTAATGCAATGTTGAACTCCGGAAATGAACTAAAAACACTTGAGTAGTAGGTGTTAAATAATTTATATTTCTGCACTTCTCCATCTTGAGAAATTTCAACGATATCGCCAGTTACAAAATTTGAACCTCTATATGTGTAAAGGCCATCAAATTTTGCTCTTAATCCATCTACGTTATCTCCCATGAAAAATGATGTGAATATTATATTTCCTTCTAAAGAAGGTGCCTTTAAAAATACCTTATCCCAAATGAAAGTATTAACAGGAATATTACCTAATCCATCATATATAAGCTTACTTCTAGCAGTTACCAGCGCTGTACCAGGGCTCCACTTTGAACAAGCACTCACCAAGACACTAAAAGGAGAAGATATAGGTGTGAATTGTTCTTGTTGATATAGTTCATCTGGAATACCAAATAATCCTATTGCAGTCTTCCCTTTTCGTTCTGGAAGATTATCATCGTTTTCATAAACACAATAGATAACAATGTCTTTATCAACGTATAAATATAGGTCCACCATAGCAATTGGTTTGCTAATAGTAGTAACAGTAGTGGAGTTAGTTGTTTTCCCTTGATGAAAACATAATGGGTAGAAAGGACCAGGTCCTCCGAAAGTAAGATCCTTCTCTTTATCATATCGTTCAATTAATCTAAAGGTTGCATCAGTAGCATACTTAGCAGGATCTCTTATATCATAGTCCCTATATATCCCTGCTATAATATCTTGGCTACTTGCAGTGACGTAATCGAATGGGCGCAATTCTAAAGAATGGTTCTTCATACCGTCGTTACCGCTTGAGTACATGACGTAAATTTTATCTTTTGATGGCGCATTAGCATTTAATTGCTGCCATCCAGATTTTTTCATTTCATCGATAATTTTCATAAAGACTTCTCTTCGTTCTAGTCTGTATAACTTACAAATTTTATTTGTCATTTTATATGTTCCTCCTTAACTTAAACGTATCGCTTTCATAGAAACATTAAAAGTAGAGTTTGCTACGCCCCTATTTTCTATATAAAGATGGACCTTGTTTGTATGATCTTTATCCTCGCAAGGAATGGCTAAAATATCATATGTTCTTTTTTCTGATAAACTTTTATAAATTTGATTCCCATTCTCTTTTTGGTCGTACATAAATAGCATTGCTTCAACATTTGAATCATTTGTAACTTGAATCGTGCGAATATCGTATTTGTTACAACCTACATCCAATGGAGTATATAGAGTTTTTCCTGGTTCAATTGTAATTTGTACATTCCTCTCAATAAGGATTGATGGTGTAATCTCACTTTCGGATGTATATCTATATAATTTCATTACAGTTCCCATATTGTATTCACCTCAATTATGTTTTAGATGAATATTAAAATGAATTGGTTCGAATGCTAGGAAATTTGTATCCTTCACAACCTTTACCCAAAAATCATGCGTGCTTTGTGCAGCTACGGAATCAACTTGTATTTCATTCAAATAGTTAATACCATCTAATGAAATAAGCGCCCAGGTGTAACCGACTTTCTCCATGTACTGCTGAATGGATAGTTTTATATTTGTAGCAGCGCCGATGTTGTCATTTACGATTGTCATTTTTACAATACGCTCATTATTCACCATGTAACCTAAATTCGTTGGATCCGTTGTATTTAATTCTTCGCTATTCATTTTGATTTGTAGGGATGAACCCATACAATACATATCCCCACCATAGAAGGTAGCTTGTTTCTTTGCTAGTAGTTCGTTTTCTTCATCATATATTTCTATGATTCCCTCAAACTCTAAAGAAGGGAGTAGAATATCAATGCCTGTATGAGCTGCAGCTACAATGTTAGTAGACAGGATATTATCTGCAGTATCTTTTAATACAACTTTATAATTTTCATATAGTTGGCGCAGACGTAACATATTACTTGTTGTCATAATAATTTTATTGATATCTAGCGGTACAAATCCCTCTGCAGTTCCTCTTTTTAAAACAATACCAATTCTTTTTGCTGCTAATGAGTCGTTATCCGCATAATCAAAAAATGTATCTGTCTTTGTGTAAAAGTCCCATTGATCTTCCTTACAAATTGCCATCCACTCTTTATTGCTTTGTGAACCATTAGCAGCATAAGATTCAAGAAATTCAACCTTATTCTTTTCATTTTGATAGATCAGTAAGCCGCCTTCATCTCCTTCTTTTGCAGGAGCATAATCCGCAATAACCTGGATTGCAAAGTTACTTTGTGGTTTATCGATTAAAAGCATAACGTCTTTATCTGCAGAATGATTCATACGTAAGAATCCCTTTTTTACAGCATTGTTAAATGCATTTGATGGTGACATAAGCCATTTTGGATTTACGGAATCAAAATCATCTACAAATATTTTTCCACTTTCTTTTTCATACAAGGATACTTTAGGCTTTTTAATTAAATCTGGTGATAGTAATTCTCCCCGTAATACGTCAATAGCATCTATAATATTATCTTGAGCTTCAATTACGACTGTATGAATTCCAGGTTCAATTTCCAATTTCTCATAAACTAAACATTGAAGAATAGTTGATTTTGGAGAAAGTGTGTAAGTTTCAGAAGAACCGTCTATAGTGATTTTTATTGGATCTCTGTAACCTATACTATTGATGTATTTAGAAATAATGCGAATTCCCTTTCCAGAAAATACGAACTCGCATTTTGTAGGTTCAGTACCATGATCTGAGTTCTTGTATGACAACGTATTATTAGAGTCACCTACCGTATTACTATTATGAAACCAAGGTCCTGTGTACCGAATGTTGCTATCTGTATCATCAAATCGCTTCCAATCAGGTTCCGGTTCTTTTAATACATCGCCAACTTTAGCGCCTAAATCTGCGTAATCAATAGCAGTTAAAAACGTATAAGCAGATCCAGGTGCACCAGAAGCCCTTCCTTCTGTAGTTACTTTAACGTTATGTTCACCCTTAATTAGATTAAGTTGCTCAAATACGACAAGAGAGTATTCAGCAGAATAAGCAGGTACCGAACCAACATATCTTATATTATCTATAGTGACAGTAATGTTAAATGCATGAGTTGTAAAATTTTTCAATAATATACGCACTGCGGTCCCTGTAAATTTAAAATAAAATGAACGACCTAAAGAGTCACCGACATACCAGGAACTATTCCGCTCTAAACTGCTAGAATCCCCAACTACACGCCATTTATCTCCTGTAATATTGCCGGTTAAGTCTACATTTGAAAAAAACTTACCTGGCTTTGCATTCTCTAAAGTGCAATGTTCACGAGTCCACCCTGGTTCTGGTTGCAATAAGTTTTTTCCTAATTGGCTTGCCATTTTATCACCTTCTCTTTATCTTGTTTTCTTCCAGTTTGAATTTGTCCACCAAGATTGGCGACTATGCCGCAGCCATAACTTCGGATCATCATTCTCTTTTTCAATCACTATTAATTCATCTGGTTTTTCTGTATCTAGTACTCTCTCCATTTTGAATCGTTCATTATCCTCTAGAATTGATTCTCGTTCTGGTGTGCGTTCAAATCGTTCATGTTCCTCTGTAACGATTTCTAATTTATGTTCCCTATCAAATGTATCTACTTCATTAGCCACAGCTTCTACACTAGCCTGTCGCTCTAATAACTCATGTTCACTAACGATTGCATATCGTTCAGATTCCCTTGCTGCATCTACAGTTTCAATTACATTTGTATCTCTTGTTATAACTTCTTTATCAGATGGCGTTGTATCAGAGATAATTCCGCCTTCAAATTCACGTATACCGGTAAAAGCTTCTTGCTCTGTAATAAGGGTTTGTTGTGTATTCTGTTTATAAGAAATGTCTAACGATATATGTTCAGCATCTAAGGTAGCTGGAACAATGTCAGAAGCCACTTCTTCAATTACTGCAGTTGTATGTTCTTTCATTGCTTTTCCAGATTCAATTGTTTTATCTAGCTTCATTTGCATCACATTTAATGATTTAGATGAATCATTAAGTAAGGCGATACGTGTTTCTAGTTCTTTTTGAACACGGCCGAACAAATCGAATTCTGGAAGATATACAGGAATACCAAGGCCCTCAAATAAATCAAACTCTTCTATGTTAGCTTGAAATTCTTTTTCGGTTTTATTGGCAACTTCATCAGTATTTACATCAGTAATAAGTACGCGTTCTTTTAACCCCAATAAAGAAATTTCATCAACATGTGTAAGTACCGCAATATCTTCTTTATCAGCTTGTTCCAGTTCAACTACAGTTGCTTGTAGCTCATTTTTCACTTCTGCAAATGTAACCTCTGGCGATACGCCTTGTAATTCTTTGAAGATACGATGAGAATAATCTGCATCAGTAATGCCGGCATTTATTTCATGTAACCTTTCTGCTTCTTCTGTGACAATTGTCTGTATCTCGAATATGTTTTGCGATTTATTCGCATCGTCAGTTTCGGAAATGTCTTTAACGGATAATATCCGTGAAGTATTTTCAACTTCTTGTCCTACCTCTATAGCTGCAGTAAATACATTTTCTTTATTTGCGAATTCTTGTTGATCGGCATAAACAGAATCAAGTGTTTCTACGATACGTTCAAATGTGTGTGTTGTATCTACATTCGCATACTGTTCTTTTGTTCTTGTAAATGATGCGGATTCATTTCTTTCAGAATCAAATATATTTATTTTCTTGCTTACGTCGTTACTTGCGATAACATCTGCAGCAAGTTCCTTTGCTCGAATAGAGTGATCCAGGTTAATTTGAGCTACATCTATGTCACGAATTAAATACGCACTTTCAATATCTTCATAAGGAAGCAGGTCCACATTTTCAATTTCTTCTACACGATTCAACTCATATTGTTTAGCGATAGACGTTTTAATGTCTCTTTGCATACGAGCAAATAAATCATAATCCGGAAGATAAACCGGTATACCCATACCATTGAATAAATCAAATTCTTCTATGATTCCTTTGACTTCTCGCTCTTTTATACCAAATTCGAATTGTGTCGGAACATGAAGAAGTATTTCTTTTTGCTGTATATCACCAGTTTCATTTTCGGCAATAGATACAGGTAATATATTTGGAACTGCATTAGATAAAGTAACCTCTGCATGTGTAGCTTTTAGCTCCCTGGTAACAATCTCACTCGTTTCATTATGCATTGATACAGCTTCATAATCCGTTGTAACTCTATCGGCCATAAGATCATTATAAAAACCCTCACCATATACAATACGCGCAACATTTACCCATTCCGGTAATGCTTCTACACCTGCAGCGAATTCACGTAACTTACCTTTTAGTAAATCCTGCTTTATGATCGGTGCAGCTTCATACTCATTCGTTATAAGATTTGTTTCATCAGAAGCGTGTACCATTGCTTCTATCTCGCTTGGTTTTTCGCTCTCTACCCCTTCGATATGGTTTATATCGAAAATTCGTCTGTGTTGTGGTGATTCTTCTGCAGAAATTAGTTGAACAGAAATCCTGTCCATTCGTTGCGAATGCTGCATTTCAATGTTGGCCACATTTATATTTCGATTTAAATCAGAATCAGTTGTATTTGAAATGTAGGCTTCTACCTCTATTTGTCGCAATGCATTCTCTACAACATCTGTTAAAATCCCTTTTGCTCTTACTTTTGTGGCGGTTATTCCTGCGTTATCTTCTTTAACAGCCTTATATCTCGCATAAGGAGCAATGCAAATTGGATAACCAACATCATTTTTGTTTTCTGTATTCGCTGGTGTAATAGAAAAAGAATAAACTTTTTCATTCCGATCTGGTCCAGAACCAACGACAACAACATGACTTTTTTCTTTGGTACATATAGAAGGGGAAGCAATAGAATAAACTTTTTCACTCATTCTTCTGCTACCCCCTTATGCTTAAATATCTTCTTTGTAGATCGCTAAACCAATTGGATTAAATGGTGTTGCTTTCGCTTGCGTCATAGGACAAATTGGCGTTGTCGGTAATGTATAACGATATAATTGAGCCATTTCATAAGCGCCTGTGATTTCAGAACCAATAACCGGTGCTTCGTTAAATGTAACGGTCTTATCCTCTGCATTGTATACATAATCTGTTTTTTCTACTTCTTTACATGAAATGAATAATCTTAACGTTTCGCCCTTTGGCTTATGTTCTAAATGAAATACTTTACGATGGCCATCGCCTTGACCAAGTACTTCATCTACAACTGTTTTTTCAATTTCTAATTCATCAGCTTGCTGGATATTCTTTGGATGAACTGCATAAACATCATCTAGTTTTCCAACATATCCATCGTTTGGATGAACAATATAAATTTGAGATAAATGATATTTACCACTATAAACCGATGGATTAAAGCGTCCTTGTCCACTATCTACTGACATATCATGAGTAATGAAAGCTAGATAATGATGTTGGTACATGGCTCCTGTGCTTGATTGCGATAATTGAACCGTTTCGTTTCCGTTTGATGTATCAGAACCGTAATCAAGTGGCGCATTACCGATTTTCTTATTTGGCGAATATACAAATTGGTCGCCTGGTCTGCAGCCACTTAAAATAATCATGTTTTTTCTTGGTGCAACATCGAATGTATATAATTTCCCGATATACAACGGAACAAATAATGCACGAACTGGATTTGGTGTTGGATCTACACGCATAAACATAATTAAGCGGTCCTTGTTTGCGTTCCCATACAGATAAACAACAGAGTCGCGATTTAATTCTTTAGAGAAACGCTGCTCCGGTGTAAAACTAATTGATGTATAAGGGGATGGGTTCACAAAATTAATCGTAGAATATACTTCGCCCATAATACTTTCCATCTTTTGTACATCGAAACTTGTTTTTGCCGTTAATGTATCCAGTGTTCCGTCTGCTTTTGGTAATAAGAAATAAATACCGCTAATCTTAATTGTTGTATCTGCAGCAGGTGCGGTTTTAAATACAATTTCCGTTTCAGTGAACGAATACTCGCTAGGGTCAACAATAGTATTATCCTTGTAAACTACGGTCCTACTTTCGTCAAAGTTAGGGAATGGCAATGCGAAGTTCTTTTTCGTTCCATTTCCTTTTCCTAATTCCCCTAATTTATCACCGGAAAGGATCTCTTTTTCAATAAAGTATCGATTGAAAGTAAATAGTAGCATGTCATTGTTTGGCTCGTATGTGTTGGTAGCTAATCTATATTCGCATGTTACTTTATCGCCTTTTGCAATAGCGGTAGTAAATGTTACTTTTCCTGTAGTTGCATCCACCTTATATTTACTCTTCTCTTGTTCAAATCCATTTACATATACAATGACAGAAGGGCCAAGAACAGGAGAAACAGGGATAGAGAAGTCTTTCTTCACTCCATCCCCCATCCCTAATTTACCTAGTGGAGAATCTGCAGAAATAAACCGGCTATCAGTGAAATCAGAATCAGCAGTGTCATACGCATTTGCTATGCCGAATCTTCTGCGTTCTCCATCGCTTCCTAACGATTCAAACAACCTTACATCAATAAATTTTGAAATGCCGCTCTTAATTTGGAAGAATAGCGTTCGTTTCCAACCGTTATCAGCAAATAGTTTTTCTAATTCTTGCGGTAATGTTTGTAAATATACGACTTTATCAAACCACATATATGTACACTCCTTTATACTGTTTTCTCAAAAATACCTAATCCAGCAGGACGATACGCCGTAGAAGGTCTTTTTGTAATTGGTGAAATAGCATCTACATTAAAGAATTTGTAAATGTCGTGTGAATCTGGACAAGTATTCTTTCTAACTTTTAATCTATCGCCATTTAATAAACCTAGTGGAGATAACAGAATCATATAAGGTAAATACCCACGGACACCTTCGTCTGGATGAACAATATAAGCACGAGAAGTATGTACTTTATTGCTATAAACAGACGGGTTAAATTGATATTTGTACTCGTCATTATCCTGCGATTGCCATGCTAGTGAATATTGACCGCCATCTTTACCAACGCGATCTGGTGGCATTGCATTAGGCGCTACATTCCAAGCAATAAAATGAGCCTGGTATCTTGCTCCTAATCGTGAACGTTTAATAATTACGTTATCAATACCGTTACCAGGAGAACGTGGATAAGACTTCATGACAGGCATGTAATTTTCTACATTTCTATATGGTTTCGTATCGTTAAAATCGAATTTGTGTGATGCTGCTTCGTTCCCGGTATCAAATGCGGTTCCTGCCCATAATGCATCCCCTAATGTATCATCGTTAGCGTAACTTTCTAATTGGCCCATATAAAGCGGAGTAACTGGAACTACATTGTTTTCAAAAGCTGGTGTATTATCTGCTTGTATTAATAAAACAACGCGACTTTCATCAACTTGGCCATTAATTCGCACTAATGAATCTGGCCACCAATTTGTTTGAGCATCGACACCTTGAATATTCGTATTTCGTAATGTTACTTTCACCCAAGGAGACATCATGACTTGTGTCTCTGCTTCATCATAAGAGTAAACTTTATATGTACCGCTACCACTTGGACTTACTTTTGTAGTAACTGTTATCTTAGTTAATTCCACATCTAATAATATTTTTTCAAATTTATTAGATTCATAAGGAAGAACAAGTATACCTTCATCAACAACGCTTGGTTCTTTTTCAATCATATAAACATAAAAACAAGAACGATCCCTGCCGCTTTCTAAACGTTTTTTACCATCTTCGGCAAAAGCTTTCTTACCTTCTTCATTTGTGAAGTTGTATTTAATCTCTGACTTTTTAAGTGACCATTTTGAAATTTGAGCAATTCCATAAATAGAACCGCTATTGTTCTTCACTAGCATGTGCTTACTCATGCCGAACTCAAACTTTGAATCATCTTCGGATTTTACGTCTAAATCCGGATAAACGGCTCTAAAAAACGATTTTACTTTCTTCCATCCGTTAGCGATTACCAATTTAACAATTTCGTCTTGGAATTCACCTTCTGTATACATTTTTTCAACATATGCCATCTATTTCACGCTCCTAATCTCTTAATAGTTGGTAATTAAGCCATATAGCCTTTTTCTCTGCAGATGCATTGTGGTATTCAAACTTTAGTTCTGCATTAGCAGGTATAGGTTTTACAATGGAGAAATTAAATCCCTCCGGCACATCTTTTACATAAACCTCTTTAAATACTTGTTGGCCATTAACAAATAAATTCCAGTAGTCCGAATCACTGTAATGTGAAGCGGCAACAGAAAAAGCAATCATTTCTGTTTCGAATGGTAATGAAAACTTATCTACATGAATTTCATCATGTATACCAACTCTTCGCCCTTGTATGAATGGCTCTGTTTTTGTTGGGAAGTAAGGTGCGTCGAATCTTCCACCAGCCATATAGGTAACAGCAAAACTCATCAATACGCCCCCTTATCTTAAAAAGTGCAATTCAAACCAAACTGTTTTATCAAGAATTCCTTGGTTATGGAATCGAAATACAATTGTGTCTCCTGCTTTAACTGCTTTATAAACCATAAAGTGCATCCCTTCCGGAAGCCGCTTTGTATAAATATCTTGGCAAACGGTTTGCCCGTTTACGATTAAATCCCATTTATCATCTAATTCGTAAATGGAAGAACTAACACTAATTGCGTAAATCTCCATATCTGCAGGTAATGTATATTTCACTTCATCCGTTTTAAATGATGTGGAATCCATAATGAAACCAGGTATAAATGGTTCTGTTTTAGTCGGATGAAAAGGTGGATCTAATCGGCCACCGGCTAAATAGGTTGTTTCAAACAAGAGCAATCACCCTTTTTCGTGTATTAAAAAATTCCCGTGCATCATTACGACACATCGGGAATTGGTAAATCAGATAGAATACCGTTACCTTTATTAAGAAGTCTCGGCTGCACACGCTCTAATTGTTTTTGTGCATTATATATTAATTGTATCTCCATCTCTTTTCCGGTTACTTTATGGGAGATAAGAACTTTTTCTAACATGCCTTGTGCATTAAAAGCTAAATCGTAGTGTAAGTATTTATCTCCATCGACTGCAGACAAACGAGCACCATCACGAATGAGGGTGTAACCTTCTGTCATACCTTCTTTAAATACATCGTTTGGGTCATTACCAGGCATTGGTTTACCACCGGTATATATTTGCCTGTCAATTAATCCTTTCATCAAATACATGATTGGATCATATAAGTTTTTTTGCATTATCATAAAATCACCCCTAGTTCACGCGCGTAACAGACCATGTTTTGGCTGGACGCTGGATATAATAGTGATTTGCATCTTGATTTACCCGAGGAAATGATAAATCTGGTAAAGAACCATAATCAAATAAGATATTATTCTGCGTATCCAGTACTTGCAAACGTCCAGTAAGAATCCCTTTGGGGTTTCGTACTGCTTCAAATACAATAATATTCACACCGTATTCAAGTGGAATATCTACATATGTTGGATTGTTCCGGATGAAATAATTTTCTTCGATTAATTTATCATTACAGTAAATATTTAATAAATCGCCATCCTCTAAATCCCAATCCCAAAGTTTTAAACGTAATGTATCTACATTTACTGTAATACCGGTTATATCTGTATAGGGAGCAGGTTCATACCCATAGTTAACAGTTAAATCTAAAGTTTGATAGAATCCATCGTCTGCAGAAATCATTGTATTAATCCCTTTAACAAAGTAATTCCACTGTTGACCAGAATCTCTATTGTAAACAGAAATAACATCAAATAATTGAATCCTTGGATCGCCAACTACTGCTACTGTTAATGTTCTGAACTTTTGAATTGCTTTTAAATGATAAGCTGCAGCAACCGCTCTTCTTGCAAAGAACGTTGTCGCCCAGGGAACTTCTATCATTTCCTCTCGTAAATCACCCTGCGATACATTTTTTAATAGAAACGAATTAAGAAATCCGTTTGCGTAATCTCCACATTTAACAACAATACTATTACTTATATCCTGGTCAGTTAGCTGCATATCTAAAGAGATAAGATTTTCCCCTTCTCTAAAACTAAACTTTGCAGGTTCGTTAATTGCATAGTCTGGCATTTTCATAAATGTACAACTTCCGTCTGGTTCGTGTTTAATGTAGTGGAATGTTGTATCTATAATATCGCGAACAATTTCATCCCATTTTTGAAATCTTTTACCGGTTGCTCCTTCAACAATCCAACTTTGATTGGTTCCAGGAATATTTACTCTGTTACCGTGAAGGACAACTCCGGCTTTTTGGAAGAAGAACTTCACAACATCATAGACATTACCGGTAGGTGCAACAATTTCATCTGATCCAGGTGTTGGGATTACTGATTTATGTAAAATCTTTTTATAAGATGTAGTGCAGGTAACTGAAATCGTGCCGCTTTCGGCATTTACCTTCACATCAGATACAAAACCATGTATATAAGGTAATGCTTCCTCACCGTAGCCAATAGACACTTTAAATTCAGTCTGCGGATATAGCTGGTTTGTATTTGTTACCTCACTGTTATAAAACCATTCTGAAATAGAAGAGAACTTACCATACCAGTTATCAGGAGCCATTTGGCCGTATTCATTTGCAAAGGTAATAGTAAATGTACTGGCAAACTGATCTGCGTTCTCCTGCACTTCTAAGCCTATTACACGGTGTTGTATTTGTACGTAAGAAGAAGAGTCTCTTCTTTTCATATAAACAATTAAATTAGGGGAGTTATTCCCAACCTGGAAGTAGCTCCCCAACATTCTAATTAAAGAAATAGATCCTTCTCTCACATTCCATCAACTCCTATTCCTGCTTGTGACATGGACATTAATTTACATTTCGCTATGACTAACGTTCCTTTTCGTATTGCATCTACTTCATTCGGCGGAATAATACCCCCGTAGGTACCGTAATCACCTGTAATAATATGAGGACGGTATATTTCCCTCATGAAATCACGCCAATAACTGATATCTTTGAATAGTACAGTGAATTCTACTTCACAACCTTTGCTACCAGCACTTTGAGAACGCGGGTATCCATGCATGACATTATGTAATTTTAAGCCATCTAGTGATTTCGGTAATTTTGTTTGTTCAATCTTTTCGATATTAGGTACATGCCCAAATGCATAGTAATGTACGTCGCGTATATATGCGACGTCAGAAGAACCATAACCGATTGTTGTAAATTCAATCGTTTGTGGACCTGCACCAACAAAGATTTCTCTCGCTTCCCAATCATAAGGACCTCGTGCTCTGAATCTTTCAATCCCATTAATCCGAACAACAAAGTATTTATTCGGTAGCATTCCATCAGAACCAATAGGAACCTGGGACAAAAACGAAAAGTTATATGTCCCTGGCCATGAGAAATCAATGGTATATCTTATTGTGTCTTTTAACTCTGCAGCCTTTCCTAAGAGATGGTATGAACCAGCTCTTCTATGCAATGTTTTTAATATACTCATACATTTCGCACCGCCATTCCCATTAGATCATCAGCAACTACGTTTTGTAGCAGCTTTCTCATTTTTACAAAGTCGTCTGCAGATTGTAGTTTTTCAACAGCGACTTTAAATGTAGCATTTTGAATTGTTACGCCATTATCCGTTTTCTTCTCAACGTGGGTTTGTCCAGCAAATGGATGTGCAGTTTTACCAATTAAATCAGCAGAACGTGCGCCCATTTGTCCAATTTGATTAGATACATCGGTTACTAGTTTCATTGGTTTAGGTGGAACGACAGCTTTATTTAATAGTTCAGAAGCTTTGTCTACTGCAGGAATCATTTTTTCCATTCCTACACCAAGACCTTCTGTAATATAGCCCCCGTATTCCATCATTAACCGGGATGGGCTTCGGATACCAAAGAACTTTAATACAGCTTTAGGTATTCCCGAAACAACTCCTTTAGCTTTTTTTATAAGCCAATCTGCCATACCGGACATACCTTCACCGATACCTGCGATAATATCTTTTCCCCAGCTAACTGCATCTTTTGCTACATTTTTTACTATAGAACCAACCTTACCAAATACATCTTTTACAGTATCTACAACCCCTGTAAATGCACCAGTGATTGCTTTCTTTATAGTTTTAAAGCTACTAACAATAAATTCTTTTATACCGCCAACAACATCGGTTATTGTGTTATATAATTTGTTGAAATTAGTAATTACAAACCCAACAAATTCACGTACTGCACTAATGATTATGAACTTTATAAAATTCCAAGCTGATTGAATCACATTTTTAATTGTGTTCATAACGCTAGAAATTGTATCTTTAATAGATTCCCAAGAAGATTTCACAAAATCTTTTAAGAATTTTAATACTGTAGTAAAGGTTGATTTAATTGCGTCCCAGGCTTTTTTTACAATATCCTTAATCGTATTAAAAACACTGGAAATTGTATTTTTCATTTTTTCGAATTCGGTTTTTACGTACTGCTTTATTAAAGCTAAAGCTATAGAGAAAATTCTTTTAATAATATTCCATCCAGTGTTAAATATATTTTTCCAAGTGTTAACAGCTTTTTGGACACTATTCTTAATGAACTTCCATGTACCTTCTACAATCTTTTTCAAACCGCTTAATGCTAGATTAAAAACAAATTTAATAGCATTCCATCCAAATTCGAATATGTTTTTCCAAATTTTAATATTGTATTCAATTCTTTGTTTTATATATTTCCAAGCTTCTTCTAAGACTTTACCCAAAAACGATGAAGCAGATTTGAAAAGTTTTTTTGTACCATTCCAAAATCCAGAGAAGAACTTACCTAAACCATTCCATGCCTTTTTTGCACCTTTTACGGTTGCGTCCCAAGCTTTAGAACAGACATCACCAATCCATTTAACTGCTTGTTTGGTGTATTTTACGATGTCATCCCAGTTTTTATAAATTAGATATACTAATCCTACAATTGCTAGTATGGCAATTGTCCAAGGATTCATCAGTAAGGTCATCATAGATCTGCCCAACAGCGCTAGAGCTTTCCCGATTCCACCAAACATACCGATAAGTTTAGGGCCGACTTTAAGAATGCCTGTAAATAGCATTGGTACTTTTGTTAATACTGGTACAAGGAATCTAAACGAGCCAACAAATGCACCTACTCCACTTGTCATAAAGCCCATCATGGCAATTAATGGCCCTAATACAGCAACCATACCTAAAATTGCTACAATACCAATTTGAATTGGCTTAGGAATAGAACTAAATGCCTTTGCAGCAACTTCTACTGCTTTAATGATTGGAGGAAGTGCCACTTCTGCAATGTCTAAAATAGCTTGTCCTAATGGTTCTAATGATGCCATTGTAGTACGAGCAAGTTTCTGCCAACGAACACCAAAAGCTTCTTGCTGCGTTTTCTGCATTTTTTTCATGCTGCCATCAACGTTTTGTAATGCACCATCAGCGTTATTTAGCCCTAATACAGCATCGGCACCCATGTCTTCCCATTTTGTACCGAATACAGCAACACCAAGTTGGTTTGCTTTTACTTTATCGTCCATCTTACCTAAATCACCTAAGACGGCATTAAATACATCTGCAGAAGTTCCTTTATCTTTATTGAAATTGTCCCAAACCTTTTGAGTTTCTGGGCTCATTTCTGCAAATGCTTCAGTTACACCTTTTGATCCATCTTGTACACGAATACCGAACTCTTTCACAAGGTCGTTTATGTAATCGAGATTGTATGAACCATCTTGCGTCCCATTTGCCATAATGGTAAACATCTCTTCTGCAGAAAATCCTGCTTGTTTAAATAAAGGCGCGTATTCGGAAATGTTATCAAACATTTCATTTGAGAAATTTAAGCCTGCTTGTCCACCAGAAGCTAAAAGGTCAAATGTCTCTTTTGCATCTAAACCGAACTGATTCATAAGCTGTCCGGCCCCTCGTGTAACCTCATTAACATCCGTGTCAAAAGTTTTTGCAAGAGTCATAGCGTTCTGCGTAGCTCCCTGCATTTCATCGAAAGAAAGATTCTTCATGTTTTGACTTACTTGTATTACGGCTTCATCAACTTCTTGAATACTTTCTCCAAATCCATCTTTCCAGGTATCTTTTGCAACATTACCAAGCTCTTTTGTAGCTTCTTTTGATAAACCAAGTGTAGATTCTAGCTTTCTATTAGATGCATCAAAATCAGACGCTACTTTTACAGCAGCTGCACCAATACCAGCTAAAGGTAATGAAACACCGGCAGTCATATTTGCGCCTGTTTCTTGCATCTTGCTACCTACATGGCTAATTGATTCCCCTGCTTTTTGAAACTTATCATGCATTCCATTTGCAGTTTTTTGTACACGATCTTCGAATTGTTGTAAATCTTTATAAGCGCCTTCTGCTTTAATACCAATCGTTCCGAACAGTTGGAACATTTCAGCTAACATTTACGCACCCCCTTTCACGGGGCCGATAACCATTTTATTCTTCATCGTCTTCTTGGAAGTGAGCCATGATTTGAGCAGCATGCGCTTCACACTCTTCTTTCGTCCATACTTCACCCATTTCATAAGATGATTCTTTATCGTCCTGGGTGTCCGTTAGTCCAAAGGCTTGAAGATAATCATTAAAAGTAGTACCTTCTTCAAGTTGACGGGTTTGAAAGCCAATGAACGCCATCTTCTTCCACTCATTTAGTTCTTCTTGCTGCTCTTCTCGTGCAATTAAAGAAAACAGATCCATTAAACGCGAATACGGTATTGATAAGACATAATCATCTGTCCATCCATACCGTTTTTGGATCTTATCGAAAGCACGTAACATGTTTTGTTCGGCTTCCTCTAAATATTCATCTGAATTTTCGTTTAAGCTTGAATCGGAGCTGCTGCTGATTGGCTCCATTTCTCGCTCTGAACTTTCACGAGTCCCTTGACCTGGTTGAAAAAAGTCATTAAGTCTTCACTTTCTAATAGGCCCTGTATAACAGCAACCATTGCTTCCGGAGGGAACTGTCTAAATTCTTCGGCTTTCACTTTTAATAAACTAGCAAAGAACTCTGTAAAATCATCCTCACAAGCAGGGATCATCGTTAGAACACGGAAAGCGAATTCTAATCCTTTTTGTTGCTGCTTCTCTTTAAGTGCAACTAATTGTGCTTGTCTTTCTTCTTCTGGAAGAGATTCTGCTGCTTTAGTTAGTTCATCCATTGCTTGCTTATCCTTACCGAAATCAGCAAAGTTAACTATTGCGTTGCGTCCAACCTTCGAAATAATCTTAGCGAATCGCCAAACATCCGTTACATTTAATCGTCGCATTGTTACTTTTTCACCTAAGATTGTAATTTCTGTACCGGTATTCATCATTTTTTCTAATATAGAAGTCATTTTGTCCGCTCCTTTTTTATATTCCGTTCGTTTTATGCAATAGAAAACCGACTACCATTTATGCGGTAGCCGGTGCTTTTTGTACTGTTGCTTTCTTTTTCTTTGGTAAATAGATTTCGTATGGTGGTGTAGTTGGTGCCGATTCACTGTAATGACCGATAAACTTACATTTCAAACCAACCGTTCCTTTACCGTCTTTTAGATCCACTTCAATAGATGAAACTACCATTGCATTACGAATTACAAAAATTACTGGTAACTCACTGCCCGAAATCATACCGATTAGTGCGATATCATGGTAATTCGAATCTGGAATATCATTTGAAGGTTTCATAATATCGTAATCTGTTTCAGTTGTACTATCTACCGTCATCCCTGGTAAAGCTAACTGCAGGTTTTCTTTTGTAAACTCTACTAATGTAAGTTCTACATGCGGTTCATCTTTTAATAACCACTTACCACGCACCATTTTACCTAGTACACCATCAATATCTGCATCATAATACTCACGATCAAAACCAACTTTTGTTCCGCCTGTAGTCGCTCCTACAAGTTCACCTAATTCTTTTACACTTTTAAACCCTTTGTACATGACACCAGGACCGATAACAAAATTATCTGTAGTCCCTTCACGGACACCATTAATTAATTTCCAGCTCATTTGTCCTACCCCCTAATACAAGTCCGTTCGCATGGTTCGGACAAGAAATTTTGCATTTATATGAATGATAGATGGGTCTTCATCCGGTACCGGCAGTTTACCGGCACGATGTATAGAAAGTATCCCATCATCTTTTAAACCAACTTCTCTATCTAGTAACTTTTCAATACGTGTAGCAATTAACTTTGCTTTTTCATAATCCCCATTATCACAATACACATCGAAATTTAGAATCATACGATCTATAATTTCAACATCATCCGGATTATCTGCTTCAATTCTCATAACTACATAAGGCATTTCCATATCATCTTGCGCAGTTTGGAATGAAAGAGCAGGGCCTTTGTCCTCGCCTTCACCATATTCTGATAGATTAGCTTTTATTATTTCATCGTTCTCTACAAGCATTCTAATAGCTGCAATAGCGTTAGACATCTATTACCCTCCCATCATTCTTTTAAGTTCTCTGCGCTCTTTTTCAAACGCTTTTAATAGGAATGGACGGGCTTCCATATGACTTGTACCAGTTTCAAGCCATATTGCTTTCTGCAAGTCGCTCCCTACTGCACCCAATACCTCTGATTGTGACCGTTTAACATTGTATTTAATTGAATTTAACAAGTCACCGGTACGAACAGCAGGAGCTTCACCTGGTTTAGAAGCAGTATATTTACGACTCGTATGAGGTATTTTGTATTGTTTACCGCTACGGCTACCCGTGAGATTCTTCTTCACTTGATTTTGTAAATGAATAGATGCTGTTGTGACCTTTTCAACACACATAGCGTTAATATGCGTCTTGATTTGCTCCATATTGCTTGAATACTCAATTTCTACTGAATTAGCCATATAGAATCATACCTTTTCGCAATAAATTTCAATGTGGTGATTCATAAACGCAGGATTGCGCGGTTCTCCTTTAACTTCAAACGTATAATCAACACCTAATTCTTCACTTTTGAAATGAATACGATCATTAGGTTTAATTTTGTAAAAAGCAGGCGCATATATCTTAAAGGTTGTATCAAAATTCTGTTTATCACGCTTAAACCTCTCATTATCAGCAGCAGAATTAGTAGTTACACGACAAGTCATGTTCTCATAAATGTCCTCTTCTGTTTCTGCATAATTACCAGAGGGTTGTTTCTTTTTCATTTTTCGTTTTACAACTACCTCATGAATATATAAATCATCCATTCCACCATCATCGAAATACATTTCGTTCATGTGGCCATCACCGGCTTAACTCTTGCTCTAAACCCTTTTAAACCATTGAGTATCTTATTGTTTGTAGCTGGTTCATCTAGCGTTTCTGGGCTAATCTGGTACGAATAATCGCCAATACTCTCCGATGTCTTCATACCTTTTCGTTGTAAGTTAGCACGTACTACTGCTGAAACAACCAAATCAATAATACATTTCTTCATAAGTACCTGCAGATCATCATAATCTTGTATCTTATATTCGAATTCATATAACTGATTTTCAGATAAACCATAAACAATACGCCCATTTACTGTTATAGAATCGGTCATATCTTGTTTAGAACTAACATGAGTTACTTTTGCTATAGATTCAGCAGGAAAAGAGAGCCAAGCTAGTTTACTAGTCTGGATGATTTCTTTCATCGGGTTCGCCGGCTTCATTCTTAAATACTTCTTAGCAATAACCGCATAGTAATCTATTAGTTGTTGAATTACTGTATCAGGCATCTTTTGCACATTTACGCGGTCTTTAATGTCCTGCAAGGTAATATCCATTATGTTTCTTTCTCCTTCTTATCGACTTCTTTTACAAGTTCAAAATGTCCAGTACTTACAAGATAATCAGCTTTATCATTTGCAACTGTTTCTTCTTGGCCATTCTTAAACTTTTGTCCATAAGCGGTGTAAGTGCCACCGAATCGCAGCGTAACTACTTTCATAATTAACACCCCTTCCACGAATGTAAACTATTACACGAAAGTTTACATTCGAATTATTGGTTTCATTGGTTCTATCTCGTTTTCTATTAAAAACAAGAAAATATCAAAAAAGTATACATTCAAAACCCTAATAACAAAAGGGTTTATGCCCATAAAAAATACGCCTGGATATTAAGCTCCAAACGTATCCGGAATATTTGTTAGGATTGCTACCGCATCCATTTCTTGAATTACAGCATCATCATCAAAGTGAATTACATAGAATCGTTTATCTTCCATTACTGCAGTTTTACCTTCTGTAGTTTTACGAACACGAGTGTCATATGTATTAACCGCAATGAAGTTTTTTGGATCTGCAAGGATAATAACATCGTCTTCTAAAGATGGAACTGTAACAATTCCGTATCCCATCGGTTTATTAACTTGATCTCCTGCTCCAAGTAACGCGGCATCACCAGCACCAGTAGGACGATTTGTTAAATACTCAATCCATTTTTCTCTACGGCTCGGAGACATAATCCAACGCAGGTTGCTATTTTTATATTTATTTGGCATTGCACCGGATAAAGCAAAGATTGACCCTTTTCCAAATCCATTCGCTGCTGCAGCTTCACCTGTACCAGTTACTAACTTATCGTGATCAACAATATGTGATTCTTTCGATTTCTTGATTTTTTTCAACCATCCATCATTGATAGATAACATTCCGTCTGAAGACTCTGTATCGCCATTCCAATGTAAATCCTCTAAATCAATACCTAATTGAGTAGACATGAGAGCCATTACAGTGTCTTCATATCCTTCACCTTCAATATTTTCACGGAGTAATTCTTCTGTAATCTCCCAAGGTAAGCGAATAGCCTTTGTATTGTACTCAATTTTAGAAGTTTGAACACCTGCACGATAATTATCATCACTGTTTTCTGTTTTCTTACGTAAGATACGGCCGCCAATTGCGATTTTATCTAATTCACCTTGTTTTGCTTTACGCATTTCTTTACGGTGTAATTGTGAGAATGGTGTTGTATCGAATGCCATTCGGAAGAATTCCTTACTTTGTTCTGGATTTAATAGTCCAGCAGCTGTCCCTCCTGTCGTCATAGTACTTTTTGCAATTCGTTGCATATGAGCTAATAATTCTGCGTTAGTCATTGTCATAGTGATAATCCTCCCCTTACAGGTTTAATCCTGCCCATTTAGATTTTGTAATTGGTTGTGTTCCTGGTGTATGCTCTGCATCTGGATCTAAACTTTTACGAATAGAAGCAGCATTTTCGATATTCTCAACTCGTTTTGCAATTGGATCAATCGCTTTTTGGATAATATCTGCAATTTTCTCTTCAGCAGTTTGCTCTTCTGGTGTCTGTTCTACTTCCTCACCATTCACTTGTTTTTCAATCTTTTCTAACTTAGTAGCTAGTGGTTCTACTGCTTGTTTAACAATTTCTGCAATATCTTCTGCTTTCATTTCCTCTTCCTCCTGTGGCGCAGCAGCTTCTTTTATTTCACTAATTAAAGCTAATGCTTCATCTAATTTTGTATGATTCTTTTGGGATAATACTTTCCCAGCTTTTTTAATACTTTCTAATACGATGTTCTCCGCTTGTACACTATCTTCTGATTTTGCGATAGTATAACCGCCTTTAATAGAAGAAAGGATTTCCTTCATATCATCAAGAGCAGCTGTCATTCGGTCGATATCGGGATTATTCTCCCAAATCTCCCAATAGAACACATCTTCGAACAAATTAAAAACGGCACGTAAATCGCGGTTCTGTCTTTCGTCTATAAAACGGTCTTTTACTTCGCCTTTTTTAATATCGTGTTTTTCACCTTTGAAGAAACCGACCATTTTACGAATAATACCTTTCTCTTCATGAGTAAGATCATCTGTTTTCGCGATTTCTACACGTTCACCAAATCCACCCATTGAAAAGCCGGTAACTTCACCTTTTTTAATTTCTTCCCAGGTGTCTACATCATCAACACGAACAGTCATAAGCCATGTTCCTGCTTTTACTTCTTGTTCGCCTACTGTCATATCACTTTTAGCAATCCAGTTTTCAACAACTGTTCCTTTACCAGCGATTTCATCATGTTGCTTGTCGATGTGTTGGTAATTTTCCATAAAGGTATAAGCAGCCTTTTCTATTTCTTCTGCGGTCATTTTATCCCCGTGTGAATCTTCTACATCTGGTTCATATACCACACCTGTAACAAGCTGCTTCTCTTCCTCTGTTTTAAGGATTGGAACTTGTTTTGATATATTTGGTTGTTTAGCAGATTCGCTTTTCATAATGGCGAATTGACGACCGTTAGCGCCCTTTGTAACTAATGAAACATAGCTGATATTGGCGTTTTTTAGTTCGTATCCCATCGTTTTACCTCCTTCCCTATAAATATTGGGGTTCCACTGTCAAAACGCATAATAGCCAATTTAAAGCCGCATACGTTTTGACGATGAAACCCCAATCAAATAGGTGTATTTTATTACTCTTCTGAAATCATAGTGCAGCGGCAATGTGGATGAGCTGGCGGACACATCTTTCCATTACTAAATAGATCATCAATACCTACCGTTTCCCCATGTAAACCACCACATTCTTTACAAACACGCTCATCGTTTCCTGTAAGCCATGTTTTCTTATTTCTATTTGCGCCCTTATAAGCAATTAAATTGCCGTAATTCATTGCATATGTTGTTTCTGTACGTGCAATCATCATTGCTCTGTAGTTACTTGCTTCTGACATCACATCTGCAATAGAAACACTTAATGCATCGACACCCATTCCTTCACTAAGATTCTTTAGCATTGTTTCTCTTAATCTATCTTTAGTGGTTTCATGGATTCCCTTTGCTAATTCAAAAGCGTAAGTAGCTACCCATTTTGCAGCAACGTCACCAATTGGATCTAATACCATCCAGGTTAAACCGTTAGAAGCTATAGCACTCTGTACAAACCCTGTTACATCATCCTGTAGTGTGTCTGTGACTTCATCGACAAACATTTGTCGTTCCTCATCCCAATCAACACTATCCAGAAATTCATCAACTTCTGCTTCTGCAATTACAAGATCAATCTCTTCATCTGCTTTATTAATACGAATTACGGGAAGCAGGTTTAAGAGCCGTTTTCCCTGCTCTGAAAAAAATCAGCTACCTTCTTTTGCATAGCTTTTTCTATTTCTTCATGCTTTTCCCTAAATGCATTAATAGCAATTAAGTTATCTTGCTCATTATCTGCAGCTTTTGCGATTGGTTCTATTTGAGAAACGGATGGACCACCTTCAAAGAATGTATCTCCATCTGCTACAGGTTCATAACCTACTACTTTACGAGATTCATTGCGTGTTAATATACGTTTCTCATAACCATCTGCCGCATATTGCATATCAGCTTCACGATCATCTGTATCAATTTCGTTTAATTTGAAATGCCAATCTAGTCCACCGAGTATTTCAGCAAATACACGGAACAATTGATAGTTTAATCGATGTTCTAATATTCCTTGTCCAGGCTCAATAATAGAACGCTTGTACATCTCGTTCATTTCTTTAGCGGTTGTTTGTCCTAATGAGCCTGTCATAGCCCAGCCGATACGATAAGGCGGCACACGATGCGCCACACATATCTCCATTGCGCTATCCTGCTTATATAAACGAAAACTGCCTTCTTTTACATCTGGACTAACTTTTTCTAATCTAGCTTTTGCCCCTGGCGGTACGGGGACAACGGCCAATTTATGATGTTCTCCTTTTGTTTCTGCAGAGAAGAATGCTTTTAGTTCATTTTCCGTTCCATCATCTATTTCATCAACGCCCTCAAGAAATAGTAGAGCATCCGGAATTGTCTTTCCTGTAAAGAAGTTAATATTGTAATCTCTCACCGCTTGAGAACCTACTATTGAGCCGATAGAACTAACGTAATTAGGTATCCCATAATAAGAAGAACGAGAACCGAATTTACGAATAACAATTACTTCTCCGGCTTTTTCTGTTCCGTCTTCTGCAATATCTTCTGCCCCTAAAGGCTTACCATCAACAAGACGAAAATCATCCCGATAACCGAACTTTTTAAACCATCGTTCTTTGTTATTTACAATTTGAGCAAATCGGACTTTATCCTTATGAGCACGAACCGTATGCGCCGGAATATGGTACAGTTCCGATGGTTCGTTTTTTTGATTCCGAACAACTTCGATAATCCCCCAGCCAACAGTTTCATAATCATCCCATACAGCTCTAAGAATTTCCGAACTCGTCATTTCTGGATTACAATTCCGCATAAATTCTTTTAACCTTTTATATTGCTCCTGGTTCGCTTCTTTCACTTCTTCAAAAGGAGCAAAGTCGAAACCAACACCTGCAATATCATCGACTTTTGCGCTAATACAAGCAGAATGGATTGGATTACTTTCCTTTATTTCCAACAGCACCGACATATCATAAGGCGGTTTAACCAACCCTTTATCGCCATATATTTGCGCGAATGGATCTACAGTCATTTGTTTGCTGTTATCTTCCCTATTCTTTGGATCATCTGCCGCTTTATTAATACCAAATACTTTTACATTCTTTATGGTTTTCTTGTCGCTCATATCGTTTGTGTGTCCTCCTTTCTTCTATTAATAAAGAGCAAAAGAAATAGCCGAACAATAAATGTCCGACTACACTCTTTTAACCTTCCCACCCATAACTACTTTCGGTTTATAGAAGGCTAGAACTATAGCATCTGCTCTATCGGGTGATTGCAATCCACGTTTCTTCATTTCTTCTTTTCGCTCTAATGCAATCTTACCTCTACTTGTTATTCTGTATTTACGGCTAGAAAATTGAGAAATCATTTTTTCATCATTTGGAATCTCCATTGTAGGTTCTTCACCCTGTATAAATGCTTTCATATTCTCTTCAAGTAAATCTCTTACTACGGCCCAACCTTCTGCACCTGCATTATCATAATGCTCATCATCAAGCGGCTTCCCGTTATTCACAACCGGATATACTTTGAATGGTAATCGTTCAGATTTAATAACTTCTTTCAATCTGTCCGTAACACCACCACCAACACCACTATCATCGACTTTTATATCAACTCTTTTTAACTGCTTGTACTTTGCCATGTATTCCTTAGCTAATTTCAATACATGACCAGCAGTTTCCATAGTATCTTGTTTATAGTGGTTTAATAATTTAAAGACTTTATTTCCTATCCTTGGAGCAATTACAGTTTCATCATCACCAAATCGTGCAACGTCAACACCTAAGTCAAGTGTTTCACCAATCGGCTCCACTTTACAAGATGCTGCTTGCTCTATAATTTCTAACGGGATAAATGCATCTGCTTCCGCTTTAGGAAATTCACCAAGTACACGTACACGCCAAACATCTGAACCCTCACCATATTTCTTTTTCAATACTTCTATATTGTCTTTACTGGTTCGAGGGCTATCTAAGCTAGAGACTTTATGTATTTTATATAAATCTCTGTCACGATTATGAGAATCATAAAATACACCGCTTGTTCTTGTTGGGTTTCCGCATAAAAACAATTTATTTTCTGCGCCAGATAAAGTACCAAGTATAGCTTCCATAATAGGATCTGCTATACCAGAAGCTTCATCACATACAAATAACATATAATCTTCGTGGAAACCCTGCATATTCTCCGGCTTCGTTGCTGTTCTAGCAGTAGCAAACCAACGTTCTTCACTACCAATCATGTATACTCGCGTTTTAGTCCATTTAAGAAGATTTTTAACCGCGCTGCCTTCTAACCACTTTGCTATTTCGGCCCAAAGTACAGTAAATAACTGCTCTTTTGTAGGAGCTGTACAAATAACCTTTGGATTCGGCCTACAGCAGAGGAACCAGATAACAACAACTGACTCAAGACCTGTTTTACCCACACCTTGGCCAGAACGTACGGAAACCTTTGGACTTTGTGCCAAATCCATAAGAACTTTTCTCTGCCATTCATCCGGATAAAAACCAAGCATATCCTCGGCAAACGCAACTGGATCATCCCAATAAACATCGATAATCTCCATAAATTCACTAAAATCCGTATTACTCATTAGCTTCAGCTTCCCTTTGTTTACGTCTGCGCTCTGCTATCTTCATAAGAGACTCTTTCCATTCCTCTGTATTCTGGTTAGTATCACCATCAACTTTAATAGCAGCGATTTCTTTCTTGAGTTTCTCAATGCGTAGTTTTTGTTCTTCTGTATTGGCTAACCTATCGTATTTTTCAATAAGGGTTACTAACGTTGACATTGCTTTCGATTGAGCATTTAAGAAACTAACTTGCTTATCCCAAGCAAATTGAATTTCCCACTCTTCCTCATAGCCGCTTTCCGTAAGTTTGTTTTTCCGCAGTTCCTTTGTCATATCTTCGTTATCTTTAACAAACATAATACGTTGAGCATGAATGATTTGAGTGTACTGCAGCATAATACTTTCCCATATGATTGCTAAAGGATCATTATTAATCGCTTCTATTAATTCTTCCTTTAAATCAAATATTTCTTGTGGTAAGTACTTTCTATATAAACCATGAGTAACAGCATTACCATTACGCAGTGGAGCAGAACCTCCGGAATTACCGACAGCATTTTTATTACCCTTTTTAGCTCCACCACGATTGTTTATAGCATTCTTATTACCTTTGGGTGCTCCTGGTTTCTTTTTGGAGTACTCCGTATCTTTCTTTGGAGTACTCCGTTCATTTTTATGGAGTACTCCATTTAATTTGTCTATCCATCCATCTTTGGATTTCCACCCGCCAACCGTTTTTTCACTTACAGTTTTTTCGGATGTAGACAACAATTCGGCAATTTTACGATTCGTAATATCACCATTATTTTCTTTAAATATCTCATACGCTTTGTTACGGTCTGGACTTCGTTGTCTGGCCATAATTACATAACACCTGCCCCCTTATCCAATTGTTTGCACTTCCTTCTCTAAACACTCAATGCATATATGAGCATTATCCGTATTTGCTTCACGGAGATATGTTTTATCAAAATGAGTAATAGTTAATGGCATTTTTAATGTCCACATGCACGGCTCATTACAAACAGAGCATGTAGGAACGTTTATAGTTTCTTCTTCCATTTACACCACCTCACGATAATTTCTTTGTATTTTATTGTTAATCTATTAATTTAAATGTAGTATTATAAGTAACTCATAATAAAAGGAGCTGATACATATGTGGAAAAAAATCAATAATTACAAATATCATTTAAAAGATTTAAAATTTATGATTTGGCTATTCCCCATCATTGGGCTAATATATGCTTGTGAATTCTTCTATGGGCTAATGTTCCATCAAGAATTTCATTGGACTAAATTAATATTTATAGCAATTATGCTTATAGGATTTTTAGATATAAAAAAGAAAATTAGAAACAATGATTATAGAACAGATTGAATTAACAAGCGATCTTGAATTCATTTTCGAATCTTACTTATATAAATCATTGTCAGGAGAATCTGCAGGTTTGCAGGTTCTTTTTTTTAAAATAAAAAAGCAGCGGATTCGCTACTTTAAATTTTTCGTATTTTTCTCTTCTTCATTTATGTATCTATATAAAGTTGCCCTTGAAACGTTGAACATCTTACAGATATCAACTTTAGGCAACCCTTGTTCAACCATTTTTAGCATCCCCTCTATCTGTTCCGGAGTATGAGCACGTTTGCGCCCACCTTGTTTCCCTCGTTCTTTTGCAGCAGCTACACCACTAACAACGCGTTCATTAATAACCTCGCGTTCCATTTCAGCCATTGCACCAAATATATGAAATAAAAACCTTCCCATTGTTGTAGATGTATCAATACCATCTTTAATAGAAACAAAGTGAATTTCCTTATCATTAAATTCTTGCAATAAATTAACTAACTGATGCATGGTTCTTCCTAAACGATCTAACTTGTAAACAACCAATGTATCACCTTTGCGAAGTTTGCCAAGTAATAATTGAAGCTCTTTTCTGTCCTTTTTTGCTCCACTTTCTTTTTCTGTAACTATTTCTTCACAACCATAACGGTTTAATTCATCCAATTGCATATCTAAATTTTGTTTTTTAGTAGAAACCCTAGCATATCCGAATATCATGCACCATCATCCCTTGTTATTTGATATAAAAAAGTGTATCAAATTCCTGTATCAAAATCAATTATTAATTGAGACATAGTTTTGATACATTTGTTATACCATTTTTATAGGTTTTAAGGCCCATATATTCAGTGTCTCATAATGTTTTGTTTTTGAGACACTAGTTTTCGGACAAACGCAGTTGCAATCCACTTAAAATACCATTAATTAGTTCAGTTTCTTTTTCATTGGATTGAGTTAGCAATTTATCGATAACTTTCTGATCAGAATAAGCTAACAAAAATGAAGATATATAAGCTAATGCATTTACATATTCTGTAGCATCTTTACTATCATTATTTGCATGAGCAGTATATTGTACATTTGACAATACCATCACCCCTTACAATATTTGGGTTGTGTTGAGTTTGTTTCGTTTAATTGGGAGCATTCAAACCATACTCTAAATCTCTCATTATCTAAAATCCACGTATTGCCGACCTTTTTGGATTCAATAGCACCTGCTGCACATAGATTCTTTATATGACCAGGAGAAAGGCCGCTAATAAGATGAGCATCATTAACACCAATAACATTATCTAGCGCTGCATATGGTTTCAAATTAACATCTTCCCATTTAACACCATACATCCCTATACCCATTTCATTCATTTTTGTTTTATCTGTCATTCTCTCTAAATGATCCAATACAATAACATTAATTAATTCCCATGTAACTGCATCAGATAAAACTCGTGTCTTTAACTCTGCTGTTAAATCATTTAATAATTCTAATTCCATATGTATCACCTCATAATAAATGCAACACGTTTGCGCTTATCTTTCCTTAACAACAAACAAGACACCACCCAGATCACGGCAGCGCCTGCTCTAATTGCTATACACATGTTTGTTCTAAAAATAAAACATCCCTAATAGACACATCATAAGATTAGTAACCGTATTTTCTGTTCGTTAATTATTATGTTTATAGGCCTAGATTGTGCACATCTATATTCAGTGAGCGCATACCCTATTACATGAATACTACTTTAGGAGTGATTATATTATGAATCCTTTACCGATGAGGATTGTTGTAGCTCCAGCTTCTGCTTGGCAACATTTACCTCAATATCCTTCATATGGTCAATATGGTATGCAACCTGGACACATTCCCTTTACTCCTACAATTCCGCCTTCTCCCGTAATATACCAATATCATTATAATTTCCCATCATTGTATTTCCAAGAGTTTCACGGTACATTTAACATCTAATATCTGTACTGATGTCAATTCATGTTATACCTAAAACAGTATTTAAATACGTTTAATGTGTAATTTCTATATAACAAAGAAAAAAGCAACCGTTATGGATGCTCTGATATCAATTATTTATTTGTATTTTAATTACGGTAAATGAAGTTTTACCCTTCTTCCAATCACCTAATATTGCTGCACCAATCTTTTTATGCATTATTAAGTAACTGAAAGAAGAGCAAAAGCTCTCCTTAATAACGGTATCATTCAATCGTTACCATCTGCTGGTTTCGGATTTTATGCGCCATCATTACGAACCGTTTAGAATTTTAAAAACAACATAATGAGTTGTGTTTCCCGCCACTTCCCACAATACAAATATAACACGTTAATTCCAAAATAACCGGCACATTTCCTGCCAAAAAGCGGTCGCGACTCTGCCAACTTTTTCATAGTTCAAATTTTTCCACTGCATCTGTTAATTCCACTGATACACCGAAAATACTTTTTTTCATTTCTGTCATTTTCTTTTTTATAATCCACTGTGGATAATTCAATTCTTCTAGAATATTTCTAAAATAAGTTGGATTTAGCTTTAACACATCAGGATTTCTTCCAGTATTCCTTTTGTATCTAATTATTACTTCTAATAGTTCTTCATTTAACATGAATCACAATTACCTCCCCCTTACATTTTATATTTATGTATATACACCATTCAATTCCTTGATACTACCACTTACCCATATCTTATATTGTGTGTAACTGCCCCCTCCACTGAAACCCTTGCTATCATTGATTTCATTTAACTTTCTCTTTTGAGTTACACAGTACGAAAATTATGAGTAACTGTATAGGGATACCACCAGCATTTTGCAAAACAACCTACACTATGAGGAAATATGTAAATAAGCTGCCCATATGGACAGCTTATTTACATATTTCTCGTTATTGGAAGTTAAATTTTATCAGTTTTTCCTTCTTTGAGTACCTGTATTAATTTTTATAACTTGTTTTTTAAGTAAGAAAAAACCTTTAGGTTCCCATAAAGGCAATTATGTCCAAACTAACTAATTACTTTTCTATATAGTATTAAAAAAGGAGGTGAGAAAATGAGTAATAATGACCATAAATCTTTAAGTAAAAATAAAGTGAAAATAGAATCGGCACATCAAGAGTGTATTGACCGTGCTTATCGTATTCCCATATTTTTAAGTACGACAACTCATTTAAATGACAACCAACAAAGATTTCTAAACCGTCTAATTTTAGAAATTGAGTATGCTTTGCTTTTTCCACGTACATTGCCTTTAAGTGAAAGTTATCCCGAATCCATTTTAACTGATATTCGTCGTCTAGTTTCATCAAGCTATGGAATGTTGGCAGTAAACCTTCGTCGTTTTAAAATTCAAACAGTTGACGTCAATGTAGGACCTCTTCCACCATCAACTCCATTCTGGGTAGGATCAGTTTATTCACAAGTAGAACCTTCAATGGCTTTTCAATTTGGTCTACCCTTATTATTAGTAAGAGAAGAAGATACTGACGTAAATAATGGAATTTGGGCAGGAGGAATTGCCCCACTTAACCTATTTATAGTTTGGCATTCTGAAACTCAAACTGTAGACCAATTCTTTAACACTCCTGAATGGAGATCAGCTTTTGCAAATTGGAGTGCACAAGTAAGAAATGCTTTTTATATTCAGACAGAACCTAAGTTCAAGTACAGTTGTGAATGATAAACTGGCCCTTTAGTTTTCTAAGGAACACATGAATATTCTATACAAAACTAGTTAATATAACGTCCTATTATCGGTAGCAAGGAAAAAGTGGCCCCTTACTCTGACAAGGGAACCTACTCTTGGTGCGGGTTTTCGGGTTCTCGTTTGTTACTGGATTAGTCGAAAACTGTATAAATTTTTGTATGCTCTTTACGTGAGGGTTATCAAAAATGCTGGCAATACCCCTAGATTTAAAAAGAAAAAAGCAATGATTAGATTTTAAACCTAATCATTGCTTTATCCATTGCATCTTGATTTACACCTATATAACGTAATGTGACCTTCTCTGACGAGTGATTGAATATCTCCATGAGTAATGCTATATTTTTCGTTTGCATGTACATATGATACCCGTACGTCTTTCTTAGCGTATGTGTTCCTATTTCATCTAATCCGAACTCTGCTGCGGCTATACTTAATATCTTATATGCCATGCTACGACCAATTGGACGATTCTTCCCTTGTCTACTTTGTAATAAATACTCATTGTCTTCTCTTTCTTCAATAAACCATTTAAGTTCTCTTTTCAGTGCTGCAGTAATTTGTATTCGTTTTTGTTTCCCTGTTTTCTTTTCCCTCATAGATATATGACTGCCTTTGACATCCCCTACTTTTAGTTTCAAAATATCTGAGATTCTAAGACCTGTATTAATACCCATAATGAAGAGAATGTAATTACGTAAGCTTTTTTCCTTAAAGTACTCTTTTAGCTGTTGTATTTGCTCTGGATCACGTATCGGTTGAACAAAATTCATTATTTATTACCTACCGTTTCTTCTGTCTCGTAAACTTCTAATCCAAGCGCAAAAGCAAGTTTATAAAACGCTTTAGATTTCCAACGTCGATAAGTACGCTCTGACATCCCAATTTCGTTATAGACCATGTAATCACAAACGTCCTCATCTTCTAAATAACGTTTATAAATAATATCTCTCTGAATACTTCCTGCACGTCCATTTCCTAATCGATTTAGAAATTGATCAATACGTAATGACATTCTTTCTAGCCATTCTTCTCGTTTACTTTGCTGAATATTTGCTATAGCAACATCTTCTAACGGCTTACCAACTGTATGTGTAGGACCGTGCTCACGTATTTCATAAGAAGGAGTGACTTTCATTTCTTTACGCATCATCCCAAATTGTCTATGTATACGTACGCTTTCCAACACACCTTCTAATTCCTCCTGTGTCGCTGTTCTATCAATTTTTGGTAAGAAAGATAATTGTTTAGTCATGTAAGACCACTCCTTTTTATTTTTTAATTATTTTTGTCTTAGTGCTCCACGTCTACGCTCATAACAAGGTCTATACATCCCCATTAACTCTTCAATTTCACGAGTACTAAATTTCTCTTTTCGCTTTTTCTTGCCTTTCTTCTTTGCTTGTTTTGATTGCTTTTTCCACTCACGTAGCTGATCCTTTAACACCTTCATTTCCCCATCTCCCTTTTCAAAATAAAAAGGACACCTATTCCTAAAACAGCTTGAATTGCTGCTTTAATGAATTGGTGTCCTCTAGTTTTCTAGCCGGACTATATTCTGTTTGCTTTGCTTTAAAAGGATTATTTTGTTTAGTTTTATTAACTTCTACATTCCCTTAATAATTTATAATTTTGTATAACAACGTTTTGAAATTTATTGTTCATTTCTATGTGGTCTTTTGCTTTTTTTAACATGCGCCCATTTATCCTTCTATTGAACTTCAAAATTATGCTTCCATTTCCGTTTCCTTTATAACTTCCAAAAGTATAAGAAACCATATACTCAAAATATCTTGCTCTCATTTCCCTCTACCTCCAACATTACTAATGACGAAAAGAAATATAATTTGGATTCACTCTATTAGTTACAAATGATTCACTGTAAAAATACTTTGATTTAACATGAAATGTTCTACATAGCACTTGTATCTGATTAAATGTTGGAATGATTCTTGATCGCTCTATCTCAATCAACTTATTAATATCAACATCTAACAATTCAGCAACTTGTCCTTGAGCCATTCCGAATAAATGCCGAAGTTCCGTTAACTTCTCCCCGTTAAAATTACTCACAATATTTCGGTCCCCCTTGAATAAAACTCAATATTCCGTCAATACTGTAGATAACCCATTTTTCTCCTTGTTCCCCCTTGGAGATGAGCAGTTAGCTTTTGCTAGCTGCTCTTTGTATTTTAAATTTTATTGTCACTCCTACTACGGAATTTTCATATGTTATTGTGTAGCCACATCTTTTCAGTTGTGAGCTCATTCATTTTATTTCTTAAAAACCTTCATGAAGTATCATGTACTAAACACTCTGAGGAAGAGCGCTGTTAGAAGGCGCTCTTTTTTTCATCCTAATAATCTTCACAATTCTGTACATACTACTGATAAGCTGCTTTCTTAACAGTGTTTGCAGCCTGGAACCTTTTCTTTGGGAATGGAGCAGTTGGCTTTTGCTAGCTGCTCTTTTTTTCGTACAGGTACCCATTTACTCTAAAATGAATAAACTATCTTGAACCTTATTTTTCAGTCATTTACTGGTTCATGACTTACAAACATAACCCCAATACATGGAATGTTTTTTAAGCGAGCACTCTGGAACAAGTGCTCGTTTTACTTTGGCATTTTTCTACAAAATGAAATTTTTATACAAAAGCATCCTACCTATCTCTTCCTAATAAAACGAGACATATTCTCTGAATTTTAATAAACACATATACAAAACATAAGAATTACGCTTTTTTCCCAATATATAAGCCGTTTCTGTTTGAAAAGTAAATCATAAAATAAAATACAGGACCAAGCTTTCTAGAAGTTTGTCCGAGTTAATTTTAGAAAGGAACGAATTTCAATGGCTATCGTTAAACCTTTTGTGGCTGGTAGAAAATTCACCGGCTTAGCAAGCTCTGGGACAGGTACTGGTGCCACATTTGCAATTGCTGCAACAGCTTTCACAAATGATACAGGGACCAATACAGCATTTCCAGCTTCGTACGCTTATTATAATCTCTATATTAATGGCGTTCTTCAAACAGCTGATACTTCAACTATCACTGTTGGTCCTTCTTCTATTACCATTCCTGGTGGAGATGTACTTGATGGAGCAACTCCAATTATCGTGGAATTTATTGTAACTTAGTTATACTTTTATTAAATAAAGTATTGTCCAATTTTTTTACAATTAATTGCTGTCAGCATATACTAGTATAGAATGATAGGAATTTATATTCACTCTTGAAAAGAGCGCTTATTCATAGTGCTCTTTTCACTTTGAATTTTTAGTATCAAATAGCGTTTTTGTTTAGTTTTCTTCGTTTTCTTCATCGCTCCACGAACATGCGAATGGATATCGTTCTATATGCACTGACTTAAGAAGACCTTCCTCTGTTAGCTCTATCTCTAACTTTTTTATACCGTTCTTTTCCTGAAGTTCCTTATCAACTTTTACATGTTTTCCATCGAATGTAATCATCTCTCATTCTCCCTTTCTATTCGAATAACGATTTTGTTAAAATTCCCACTGGCCTTTTTTCTTTAATGACATGCTCCATACTTCCAAGTGATGCATACAATATTAAAAATTTACTCGTAAAAATCTGATTACGATTCTTTAAATTTTTTGTATCTCATGAAACATTCACCTACCTTACTAAGAGTGCATATAAGAATGCGCTCTTTTTATTTGTTGCTAAATAAAGATTTTGTTATGTTTTAACTATCTTTAAAGCCCTTCCGACCTGCCTAATATTAAGAATGGTATACGGCATCTTGTAATTTTTCTTTTCTAGAAATTCTTTCATTTTCTCATAGGTTTCTTCTTCATTCGATACGCCTTGTATATCTATAACAAACTCTTTATTATTTGCCTTTTCCCTAAGAACCACTGACCAGACATCACCTTCACTAACCTTATAGAACCAGTTATCTTGACGATACTCATACCTATTACCATCCTGCTTATATTTGTAATCTGCATATTCCAAACCGCATTCTGCACAATGAGGACAATACGCTACGTCCATTAACTCCGACATAACGGTGACTACAAATTCCATTTCACACCAACCACATACCAGATGTAGTTTTATCCGTCCATGTACCGCTTCTTTTTTTGTAATTTCAATATCATCATTACTTATATCGGTATTTTCAACCGTGATATTCACTTTTAGATAAGTATAAACCCACTCCATTTTATTAATCTTACTGACAGTCACTTGCTGCCCTTTATACGTATACGTTTTACCTACATACGGTAATTCCTGATTATATGGTCTAATTGTAAGAGTGGTATCAAAGGAGCTCACTACAATCCCCTCCTTTCTACAAAATAAGAATTTTGTAGAAAAATTAATTAAATTATCTAGCATGGTGCACTCTATACCTAAAAGGAGTAATCATGAAAATTTTAAAATACATAGCCCTTACCATTGGATGGCTTGCATTACTCTCAATTTGGTACATAGAATTCTTTTATTAATCTTCGTTATAGTTCTTGATCTAAGGGCATCATTAGAGAGTGTGGTGCTCTTTTTAATTCAAATAACTATTTTATTAAGTTTTTTATACCAGTAGTACATCTTTTATTAACTTGCTACTTTTATTTTTCCTGGAAAAAATAATAACGTTTGTTTGTATTTTTTATTACTGCCCATTTCCTCTTATTCTGCATTCCTATAAATAGACAACAGCATAGGATAAAAAGTATATGATAAAATTATGAGAGGAGCTTGGATATGCAACATATTCCACGTTATTATTATCAATCTCAAAGCCCAATGGATAGCATCTGGAATAACAATAATTGGATTTACGCTTGGAATCCTTATTATTACAGTTACAACAATAATGCTTGGAACCACAACCGGAATCCTTATTGTGAAAATGTTAGATTAACAGATTATGGAGCTAGACCATTTGTATTGAATATTAACCAAGCCACTAAACAAAACAATACTTACCGCACCGCTATCTGGACAGGAAAAAACTTACAAGTAACTTTAATGAGTATTAATGTTGGTGATGACATAGGTTTAGAAGTACACCCTACAACCGATCAATTCATACGTATTGAAGAGGGTCAAGGACTCGTTCAAATGGGTGATAACAAAGATAAATTAGATTTTCAAGAAATGGTCTATGATGACTATGCAATTATGATACCTGCTGGAAAATGGCATAATGTAATTAATATGGGGAATAAACCACTTAAAATTTACTCTATATATGCACCTCCAGAACATCCCTATGGTACAGTTCATGAAACAAAAGCGATTGCCATGTCTACTGAAGCAAATCGGTATTACTAATGAGAAAATATCTTAGTCTTAAACAAAATTATTGCTTAAATACGTCAAAACCATAAAAAATTTAAAATAACTCTTAATCATAGAGCCCCTTAAAAACCACTCTTTAATTTTTAAATAAAGATTTTATCTATATCTATTCACTAATCTCATACTCTGACATACAATAATAGTGCCTTTCTATATAATGTGAGTTCGTCACTGTCGTTATATTGAGGTATAAGGAGCGCTCTCAATTAGCGCTCTTTTTATTTAAATAAAGATTTTGTTTACTTTTGCTAGCTACCCTTCCCTTGTATAAATGCACCTTTTTTACATACCATATTAAAATCCAAATAATCCTCTTTTAGGACGGTACTAATATGAACAAGACATTAAAATACATTTTAATCTTCTTTTGTGCATTGTTTTATATTGTAATTATGGGCTGTATTGTCTATCTAAACTTTGTTTAAGAGCATTTTATTCCTCCAAGTAAGAAATCTAAGATCAAAATTAGTAGCGCACTACAATTCGCTCTTTAGCTTTAAAATAAGGATTTTGTTTAAATTTCATTAACCTTATTGATTCCTTTGCATACAGTATTATCACAAGAAATTCCACAGGTGGCTCTGGTCGAGTTATCTTGAATTTCTTACACACCTTGTGGGAAGAATCCGTTTGTAACGAATGGATTCTTTTATTTATTTTCATACAAAATCTTTTCATTTTTCTAAAACCTAATTTATCGATTAAGAATAAGAGATTCCTTTTAGATGTTCAGAAGAAATCTCTTATTCTTTTGTACATAAAAAGACTCCGATACATATCTCATTTTTTAAAGTTACTTAATTTTTCATTCTAATTTACAGGACTTAAATTCACATAAAATAAACTTTAAATTCCTGTATGCAAGAATACTGTATACACAGCATTTTGCGTAATACCTGGGGTTATAAAAATTGACATTGCATCACCTCTTGCAACTATGTCACCAGGTATTGTACTGCTCCAAGCAACTGTAGCAGGTGCTATAACTAAATTAGGGTTAAATACTCTTACAGGTTGTGCACCAATATCAGAAGGATTAATAGTCAATATAATAGTCCCACTAATCACTGCTGTAGTTGTAAGAATAATTGTAGATATTACTTGGCCAGGCCCCGGAGCAGCAAGATTAATAGGAACATTTTTACATACTCGTATTGTATATACTCCTATTGGTAAATTATTAATACTTATAGAAGCAGAAAGACCTACAACACTACCAGCTCCGCCAAGTACATAAGGAATGTCTTGAGAATCTGCACCCGGTGATCCAGCTATACGTTGAAACCCTGCATTAGTACCCCCAAAAAGAATAGCTTTTGTGGAAAGTGTGCTAGCAGGCCCTGTTGGCCCTTGGATTCCTTGAGGTCCAGTTGGACCTGGAATACCTTGAATACCCTGTAAGCCTTGAATACCTTGAAGCCCGGTCGGGCCAGTCGGGCCAAAGGGACCAGTCGGACCTGGATTCCCCTGAATCCCTTGAATACCTTGAAGCCCAGTCGGACCAGTTAGTCCTGTTGGGCCCATAGGACCTGGAATGCCTGGTATTCCTTGAAGTCCTTGAACTCCTTGGATCCCTTGTGGACCAGTTGGACCCGGAATACCTTGAGTACCCTGTACCCCTTGAATACCTTGAATTCCTGTTGGACCAGTCGGGCCAGTCGGGCCAGTTAATCCTGTTGGACCTCCAGCTGGACCGGTTGGACCTGGTGGACCTGGTGGGCCTCCAGCTGGACCGGTTGGACCTGTTGCACCAGTTGGACCTGGTGGGCCTCCGGATGGGCCAGTAACTCCAGTAACACCTTGAGAGCCAGTTGGGCCAGTTAATCCTGGAATACCCGGAATTCCCTGAGGGCCAGTTGGGCCTACATCACCTTGAATACCTTGGATACCTTGAACTCCCTGAATCCCTTGAATACCTTGAAGCCCAGTCGGACCGGTTAGTCCTATCGCGCCCATAGGACCTGGAATGCCAGGAAATCCTTGAATTCCTTGAACTCCTTGGATTCCAGTAGGACCAATAGGACCAATAGGACCTGAAACCCCTGGAATTCCTTGAATTCCTTGAATTCCTTGAGGTCCAGTAGTTCCTGGATTTCCTTGAACCCCTTGAATCCCTTGTAAACCCTGCGGGCCGGTTGGACCAGTTGGACCGGTCGAGCCTCCAGCTGATCCAGGTGGACCAGTTGGGCCAGTTGGGCCAGCTTCAGGAATTGGTAAAGCACATGGAAATGGTATAAATTTACCTTTTTTAAAGCAATCCATTTTTTCAACTCCTCATAATTCTTCAATATTGCACGCTACAATATATGAAATTACTAATGAAGAAGTTAAAAACAGCCAATCAAAGCATACTAATACTTCATAAATTCCCTATATTAAAATCTTAACCATTACCACATTTTTAAATTATATAATTAATATAGATTCCCAATATTGGAATTCTATAGTTCATAATAGTTCCATCTCTCACTCACTTTTTCTTAACAAAATTCAAATTTGATTAAAGTAACTGTGTTTTTCGCTCTTCCATACGAATTACTTTTCCACTTTGATATACAAATGATTGTTCACCAAATCCTCCTTGAGGTGGTTCTATTAGTTGGACCTGACCATTTTTAACAACATATATTCCGTTTATTTTCAAATCTATTTCAGCTTTCATTTCTACAAGATTTTCTTTAATAATTCCCATTAAGACCACTCCCGTATGTTATGATTATTTTGTCGAAGCAAGTCGGGAGCAATCTCGACTTTTTTATTTTGTTATAGATATTCCACAACATTATCGGGAATAAATGATTGTTCTAATGATAAATAAAGTCGTATTGAAATCGGTTCTTTATTATCTCTCGCAGACTTGCAAAGCTCCTCCGCTTCTTCCCAATCGAACTGCTTATCTTCCATTCGCTTAAATCTCCAAATTCCAATTGTATATTCCTCAAATAATTCATACTGATCATTTGGCGCTGTTGTTGGTTTTAATTCATCAGTAGCTCTTACTTGATTTGGTACTTGAACAACTACATCCGTAAAACGAACTTTAGAATTTAATCGATGAATGTGTGCTTTCTCAGTATCGAATGCTACTACAGGCTCAACATCAAATATCGTTAACTGCTTTGGCATTACAATCCTCCTAAGCCTCTTTTTTATATTTAGATAACACTTGTTCTAAACGTTTCCGTTCAGCTTCTAATTCGATTTCACTATGCTCTACTGATTGAGGATGTGTTTCCGTATCTTGAGTATGTAACCAATCAGGAACAATTTCTTTTCGAGCATTACTTCTCCCGCCACGAGACTGGTATTTCTTACGGAATTGAGTTTGTGCAGCTTCAACATCAGTAATACTCTTATACCCCTTAGCATGCCAATCTCTTAAAATACCTTGTACATAAGACATATTAGGTGCATTCTTTTCTAAAGCTATTTTCATTGCTTTGATAACAAGCTGTGCATTCAAATCTTCAATCCACGCATTAATCCCTTCAGCCACAAATGGTTTAAGAACTCCAAAGTTTTGCTCATAAAATGCTATTGGATTTTCTTCTGCAACTTTTTTATCACTTGAGCAGCTTGCTGCTTCTTCTTTTGTTTTTGTTTCTTCTTTTTCTTTTGTTTCTGTTTTTGTTTCTTCTTTTTCCTTCATAGGGTCTTCGAAGCCCCTTATAAGCCACTCAAAACGAGCTTGGAAGTATTCCTTAATACGAGGAATTTTAAAATCTTGCTGCTTTTCTAACTCTAAACATGTCTCATAAAAATCAATTAAAAAATCTTCACACTTAATATTCTGGATTTCTTTTAACACACACTTTTCAATATTCAAATTTGTAATAGCATTGAATTTAAGCCAATTAAGCAACATAATTTCTTTCGTCTTTTTGTTGTAATGAATTTTCCCGTAATCAGCAAACCGCTCCAACAGCTTCTCAACTGTTTCACGGTTATACCCTGTATCCATTTCTATCACTCGTAGTGGAAGCTCATAGATACCACTCTGAGAAGTTTTGCTATTAGTCATTAAGTATAAGTAGAAGTATTTCTCCTCCGGTGTAAGATCTAAAACGAAAGCATCTTGCCAATATGAAACTTGAACAGGTCTATAAACTGCCATATTATTCATCCTCCATTGTTTTACTTGATTTGCTTTGATATACTTAATCCAATTCTATTTTTAGAAAGACTCTCTATAAGAGTCTAAAATCTATCACTCTGCCAAGTGATAGATTTTTTATTTTCTTCGACTAACTACTGATGCATTGATCCCCTGCCCTTGAAGGCTTTTAACAACTACACGATAACTCTTTGATACATCGTGATCCTCTTTTTCTTTACGAAGGCTCTTGAATTCTTTTGCGCATCTATTTAATTCCTTCTCCCAATGATTTGCTTCATCTAATGAACCAGCATTGAACATGTTATGAATACATGTCACCATGCAGTTATGTAATTCATTTGCAAAAGCAAAACCACCTGGTAAAACTAAGTCGAACAGACGATTACATTCTACTTTCATAATTTGCTCCCCATTTTTAATAATTTGATACTGTACGCATCGTTATGACCAGAAAGTAATGTGTATGAAAGGATTAGAGGTAACAAATCTTTCTGGTCATAACGACAAGCACAACAGCTTGTCGCACTAAATTGTTATATGCTATAATTTATCTACTGTCATGATTGGCTACCGCAGGCTACGCGGTGGCCTTTCCTTTTTTCTGTTTGTTTTTCAAAACAAATGCTGCTTCTATAATTCGAATTCTTATCTCCATTAATTTCTTCTCTTGTTTTAAATCCCTAGCTTTCATATAGTCCCCACAAACTGCTGCAATTCTAATATCACCATATAAATTTGCTTCCTTACGAATTAGCGTTTTATATTGATTTAAAGTTGGACTTGCATAATCAATTGTCATAACTTAAACCTCCCCAATAAAATAATTAAATTAAGCTTTTATATACTTCCTAGCTCGTAATGATACTTTCCAGTACTTAAAGACTTCTTTCATTGAAATACCATATTGATCACATAGGACCGCTACGAGGCTCATCATTGAACCTGTAGCATCCAGGATTTCATGCATTACCTTTTTCAAATCCTCTTTCTCTCTTTCGGACCAAGTTTGTGAAGGCTTAGACCAACATACTGTATCAAGTTGTTCCAAAGCTTTATTTGTCTCTTGATAAACCATGTATCTCATACTTGTAGGATGATGATCTATATGCTCTCCATTAAAGAACGGGATACTTACATCCCCTGCTGCTTCACTCCACATTTTAAAAAACAACTGTGGATCATCAATTCCTTCAGTAATGCATTTTCGTAAATCTTCTGGTAATCGTCGCTGTTCAGTTTCATATTTTGCTAGTGACTCACGACTCACAGGGATTTCTAAGGAGAGTTGTTCTTGGGTGATTCCCTTTCGTTTGCGTGCCATAGCAACTTCTTTTCCTATGGACATCGTTTACTTCCCCCATTCGTACCTAAAGCAATATTTATTTGTGACAACTTACTATGGTAATTTATTATTAAACGGATTCTTTAAATGGATTGTAATACTCTGTATTGTTTTCTACCCATTCAGTGTGATTCTCCATCCACTTAAAAAGAAGGTGTGTAGGAATAAGAACCCCGGCTTCACGACATACTGGAAAATCAGAACGGTTTAATAACTCAGATGCTTTGGTACGTTTAATATGTAACAGTTCCATTAATTCCGTAATAGTTAAAAATGGTGGTAGTTCTTTCATTGGCTGTAGATGTTCTGTTGCTTTTTGTACTTCTTCTCGGATAATTTGACGGAATGATTCGATGTCAAAATTAATCATATTTCTCCCCCTAGTAGTCTTTTTCAAAACCGCACATTTTGTGTTGTTAAAAATCAAAAAAAATAGATTGAACTGTAACACCATAAAAATTAGCTAATTTTATTTTTATACTATCTCTTGGAATTCTCTGTGCATTCTCATACATTTGCAATGTACTCACACCGATTCCTATAGCCTCTGCAATTTCCTCTCTAGATTTTCCATTTCTTAAATTAACAAGAGTTGCCGCTACTTTTCTCTTATTCATATCTGAACCTCCTAACCACACATTTTGTGTTGTTATTTTTAAATATAAACCACACATTTTGTGTTGTCAACACTTTTCGTGCGGTTGAAACTTATAAACTTAATTAAATAACACACAATGTGTTATTATAAGGACAGGTGATAAAATGAAAACATTTGGAAATATACTTCGCGAATTAAGAAAAGAAAAGAAAATAACTCAAAAAGATTTAGCACATATGCTTAAACTTAGTGAAAGCACCATCGGTATGTACGAGAGAAATGAGCGCCAACCCGATTATGACACATTAAATCGTATTGCTAATTATTTTAAAGTAACAACTGACTTCCTGCTTGGAAGAACAACTAGTTATCCAGAACCTATGCCAGCTGATATTGATGAAGATCCAGAACTGAGTCTCTGGTTTAAAAATATTAAAGATGCTTCACCTGAAAAACGCGAGGAGTTAAAACGCTTTTGGGCGTTTATAATGCAGAACGAAAAAAATAGAAAAAATGGAGATAAATAAAATAGAGGGTTTATTTACAACAAAACACGCTTTATGCGTGTATTTGTTTTACAATATATTCATTTTATCAATATATTATCTTTATCAAATAGAGAAGGGTGGTTAATATTATCATTCTACTTTAAGTAGTAAAGTGCAGCATTTCAGAAAAGGAGGTTCTTGAATGAACTGGAGAAAAATTTTTGGTTATCGCTCTAAAACAGGATGGAAAATGTTTATCGCTTCTATTTTTTATATCTTAATTTTATTTTTGATACTTCAAGCAATCATTCCAAATTCTATCCATCCCATAATTGTTAACATAAGTCTTTTTGGTTTTTTGTTAAGCTTACTAGCTTTAATTATTGGATTAATAAAACCACAATTGGTGTTACCAAAAATACAAATTAAAACAAGAAAAAAAGTGTTATTTTCATATTTATATCTGGCTTTAGCATTCTTTTTAATGGCTAGTGCGTTTCTTGATGTAAAACCAGCTTCCAAACAAACTACACAAAAGGTAGATACAAAAGTTTCCACTTCAGCTGATACCAAAGAAGACACAAAGAATAAAGAGGAAACTGATCGCAAAGCTCAGGAAGACACTCAACGTAAAGCTCAGGAGGACGCTCAACGTAAAGCTCAGGAAGACGCTCAACGTAAAGCTCAGGAAGACGCTCAACGTAAAGCTCAGGAAGATGCTTCTCAAAAGAAAAGTGCTATCGTTTCCTCATCTAGTGGTAATCATGGAGGTTCTAATGGCCAGCCTTTCCAGAATAACCCTAGTGATGACAAGGAAGCCAACACTACTTGTAAAGGACAAATTAAAGGAAATGCCAATTCTAAAAAATATCATGTTCCTGGTGGTCAATATTACGATTCTACAAAAGATAATATCGTATGGTTCTGTTCAGAGGCTGATGCTCAGGCCGCTGGCTATGTGAAATCTAAGAGATAAAAACTCACCATATAAAGGGAAGTTCTCTAAAAGAGCTTCCCCTTATATGGTGTATATATGTAAAAAAGTAGATGTATTCGATCTATAATATCCATCTCTTTCACATCGCTACTTTTTTCCATAATTTCCACCGATAAGTAACTCTACTTTTAGAAGTTTTTAAATAAATCTTCTTCTTTTAGCTTTATTTCTTCTTCAATTAACTCTTTATATTTTAATGCTTCAAAATAATCAAAAGTAAATGCGCTACTATCCCGTCTCCTGTCATTATTACCTCTTCTAGCAAAATTCTCATAGTAAGTATACAAATGAATTTCAGATTCTTCTCTACTCATATTATTTAATTGTAAATTTTCAAAATCGGCAACAAAACTATTTTGTCCTGTAGCCATTTCAGGCTCAATAGCTTCTGGTACACCTGAATCTATTGATGATTTATATGTAGTGAAATGAACAATACTATCCGCATACTCATGCTCAACTTCCTCTATTTGCTCTCCTACAGTAATAAGACAACCTATTTCTTCTTCAATCTCACGTACTAAGCTTCTTGAGGCTTTTCTCCTTCCTCCATTCTTGGAAGTCCATTTCCCCCCCATGGTTCGAAGGGTTTCTCTCGGTATCTTAAAATATTCCATTAGCTCTTTAGCCTTTACGATTTTTTTCGATTCCAATTGCTACCATCATACTTTATCATATACTTTATCATTCAATTACTATATATTAACATATAATTACTAGTAAGATATAAATTAGTAATCTCATACATTTTAATATATAAAAATAAAACTTCAAACTTTTTCTCTTTTATTATAAAATAAGAACAAATGTTCTCATTTTATAATTTGAATGGAGTGAAAATC